CTTGCAAAACCTGATATCATAGGAGTTGTTGCATTACTATCCTCATAAGTAGTAGAATGATCCATTACAGACATTTGTACAAAATCCCAAGCTTTAATATTTTCTACACTGTTAAAGGATACAGGATATGTAGATCGTAAAGTTGTTCTGTAATCTATACAACTAGGAGCTAATGATACCCCGCTTAAATCTTGAACGCCTCCTATAATCACTTTACCATTTGTAGTATGATATACTCCAGTCATTAATAAACTAGGACTTGCGCTTAAATTAGAGCCTGAAATTCTAACATTGTTATAATTATGTGATATTTCAGGACTATAAAAAGCTACAGCTTCTCCTTTGACTTCATAGTTAGCACTTGCTTTAGCATATACTAATGCAGTACTTATGTTTTCAAACTCACCATTGTATGAATTTGATCCTATGTCTGCACCTGTTGTTGAACCTATGCCGTTTGGGTTATAAGGCATTAAATGAAGCACTAGTTGACTACTATTAATTCGTAAATCATAATTTCTGGGTGCAGAACTACCAACTGGAGCAGTCCAAAAATTCTTCATTATGCCTGAACATGCTCGTCGAGTATCTTCCTGCTCTCTTTTAACACGTACTATTTGGTAGCTTTCTATTTGAGATAATAATGATGGGCAAGATAAAAAATCAAGTGTAAACTGAATACCCATTGCGTATGCAGTAGTATCCCCTCCTACGCCTGTAGAGGTAGGGAAATACTTATAAGTTGAATTGTTTACAACACTATCTTGTTCAGAAATATCAGGAAATTTAATATCACCGATATATTCTACAAATGTAGCTTCTCCTTTAGTAGTATAAAATATAATACCGAATCTATATGTTTCTCCCCTTTTGTAACCCCTAAGAAGCCCAGAGATAAACGGAGAAGCCATGTTAGGATAAGTATTGTTATCACCATAAGCAGGACCATCTTGTAAATCATGAGCAGCATCTGGTACAGGTGCTACGTTTGCAAAACCTGGACTATTAGTACCATCAACAGTAAAAGGTTCTAAATGAAACGTATATGATATATTTGGACCATTTCCGCCTAATCGTAAACTATTTTCCTGAAACTTATATTGCTTATCAGTGTGCCAATCAGGGTCCCAATGAGCATCTCTGTTTAATTCAGTATTATATGCTCCTGAAGGAGATGAGCTAGTACTACTTGGTAAATATCTAAGGGCTTTGGCATCAAAAGTTTCATTATTAGCAAGTAGATCTTGTGCAGATATTGAACTACCTTTAATGTTAGCAATTACTAAACTATTATCTTTTTGAGCCAATGTTTTACATGTCTTAAAAGGATTAGTTTTAATAGTATATGTATCAAGTTCTATAGTAACTGCAGAGTCTTCAGTACCTGTATATAAAAAAGTAACTTCTGCTTGATTATTAATTTCTTGTTTTTCAATTGTTTTAACTACAGGAGAACCTAATAAAGTAGAATGATAGACCATCACTAACTCTATTTTATCATACTCTCCGTAGTTACTTGTGTCAATAGTAATACTTATTGATTTACCTGTATTTACACCTGCTACTAATTCACCATTGTATTGAGCAGATTGTAATAATGTTTCTGAATTTGATGTTATATGTATTAAATTACTAGGTGGAGAAATTAAACTCTCTTTACCATCAGTAGTAGTTAATCTATATGCAGCTTGATATTCTCCTGAAAGTAATGCTCCACCTCCTGCAATACCTGTTAAATAAGGTTGTACATATTCAATGTTTGGAAAAATATCTATTTGATCTAAAGGGTATGTCAATACGTTAGGATCAGATATATTAAGAGATCGTAGGTAATTATTGTAATCTGTCCAGTATACTCTTTGCGTACAGTCTGATTCATATCTACCAGTAGCTTTAATAGGATTAGCTTTACTAAATGCTAATGCTCCTGTATAAAGCAATACAGGATATCCAGGTAAGATTGCTCTAGTAGCCTCGTCATATCGAACTTCATATATCCACCCGTCAGCATCATTATCATCTGCTACAAATAAAATAATTCTATTTCTAATAGTAGTATATCCTATGATTTCAGGATTAGTTGAACCTACTGGTGATAATACAAATGCTTCCTCGTTACCTTTAATGTTGGTAAACGCACCCATTGATTCACCTTTACGTGTAGTAATGCGAATGTTTTGAGCATGTATATATAAGTTTGAAGAAATAGAATCATAAGAAGCATCCTTATTCATTCCTCCATATGTATTTACGTGCTGTTTCATTATGCTAAATTACTTGGACTTTGAGTACTTCTAACTACTGATGAATATGTTCTACTACTTCTAAAGTTTCGTTGCTCTGGTAATTGGAAATTAGCAAAGAAAGAAGCATGCGCTTGAATATCAGGAATAGTACGAACTATTGAATTCTTAACTGATTCTGCATGATCTACATTATGCCATTGTTTAGCATGATTAACAGCTTGTGCAAAATACCAATCTCTGTCCTGTTCAATTTTTTGAAACTTTTTATCGCTAATTGAATCAGTAATCCAAAGCTTACGTGCAGCTTTCCATACTAGTTCATGAGTAGCACCTTCTAACCATTGCTGCTCTCCTGGAATCATAGGGTAACCTGATTTATCTGTAGGAATAGCATCATATGCCATTGCTACAAACCCACTTGAAAAAGAAGTAAATATGGAGTTATCACTTACGTTATATGTATTTGCTGACTCAGTAGTATAATCTCTGTCATCTTTATGATAACGAGCATGGAACTTATCTGAAGACCATCTCATAGGAGTAATTCTACCTTCTCCACATTCAGCTTGTTCAAGAGTATCTATACAATCTAAATACGCAACTGTTTCAATTTTATGTAAATCAAATGGTAAATCGCCTCTACCATCACAAATGATAATATAGGCAATACGTTGACTCATTACGTCACCTACATTAGTATGTGCCATAAACTCAGCTAACCATTCGTAGGCTTGCTCATCACTCATTTCCAATCCCCAATCACGATGAACTTTATCTATGATTGTAGAAGAGGATACCATTTTACCTGAATACATAATTATTCATTTTTATTAAGTACTGATTCTAATTTTTCAATTAGACTCTTTTTTTCTAAAGGGTTATCAGTAGATACTGATTTATCATCCTTGTATTGCCAGTTACCTTCTGCATCTTTAAAACGTTTAGATACTGTTTTAATATATCCACCTGTAACTTCTTCAACTCTTGTCTCTATTGAACTACCGTCTTCGTTTTCAATACGATTAATAGTTACTTTTGATTCTACTCCTGATCCTGATTCCATTGTTTCTCCTTTATCCATAATAAAATGTTGTTCTGTTAGGGTCACTAACTACTTTGTTAATTAATCTAGAATATTGTCTAGACGGTTTAAATTTGTAAAACCTTTTAAACTTTACTATCGCAGTTGTGTTATCCCACAAATGCATGTAAAATTCTTGATTTGTGTGTGAGTTCTCAAAAAAGAGAACTTTTTTATTTTTAATTTCTGTAATTTCATCTCTGGTTTTACCTTCATATTTACTTTCCCAAAATGCCCAAGTCTTCTGCCAATCTACCCTAAGACTTTTAGCAATCTTACCATCTTTTCTGATAAAATGTAACTTCCTAGCCTGTATTCTAATATATCCTAACTTACCTAATTTAAGCTGCATATTCTTTTCTACAATCGCATTACTATATTCAACTAGTAAATCTTTTAAAAATCTAGAGTACTCCGTACGCTCTATTTTTTCAAGTTTACTGTTTTTACGATAATGACTGTAAAAATCATATTTTTTTACACCAGCTATACTTTTTCCACTTCCTCTTTTTAAATAGTTATTACTCATATTTATTATTTGGATGCAGTTCTAACATCTGCTAAATCATCATTAGCATTATTATCATCATCAATCGGTATTTGCTTTTTCTGTAATAACTGCTGTATAACTTGAGGTTTAATATATGCCCACATCCACTGCTTAAGAGGATAAGGATCGCTTGGTGACCAACAAGGTTTGTTAGAACTACTACAATCTGTAAAAGCTGATAATGCTGAAGGATCTTCAAAAATACCTCTAACAGTTATTGATTTTATTAATTTAATCGTTTGATCCTTACTAATAATATAAATATAGTTATCATACAAGAATGCATATATAGTCTTACTTGTAGTACGTCCATTTCCAATATGAGGTACTCTGTTATAATCTATTAACGTAAACTTTTTTTTAGTAATAAGAATAGGTCCAACTGAAGTAATAGTAGGTCCGTGGTGCAATTCTATAGCACTAGGTAAAGGATTTACACTACGTAAGATTTTACACCCAATAGGAACAGTTACACAACAGTTATGTTCGTCTACTAATTCTAAGTCTACGCATAATGATTGTTGTACACCATCATCAATAGTTCTACGTTTATTATATTCATTACGAAGAGCCAGTGATCTTTGTTCATTGATAATATCAGTATAGTACAAAGTAGCAAAAACTGAGTCTGAATTATTAATACTCAGAGCTTCATCTAATTGACTATGTAAATCTATTAATGGTAGCATATACAAATATATTAAAAATTATGGTATGTTGTTAATCATTTTAAACTGCAAATAGTCCATATATGTCTTATTGTTTATTTTAAATGAAGGTAAGCATTTGTTATTTCTACAAGACATATAGTGTTGAATTGTACCTGCTGCAGTTGAATATGTTTTTCTAAGTCTTCCTAGTCCTCCACATTCTGGACAAGTAAATTTATCACCTCCTCGTAATACAGAATATTGCATATTAGGATTAACGTAATTCTTAATTTTATTAAAAACTGCTTCTAAGCTATTAATATCACCATCTCCATAAAATAACATATGTTTTAATGCTTCTGCATCTTTTTTATATATTACATTAATCCAAGTTTGAAGTCCTCCTGCGTCAACCTTAGCTTGTAGTCCATAATATTTACATACTTCTTTTAAAGAATTACTTGGAAGGTTTAAATACTTTTTACAAAGTTTGTAAGTATCTACTTCATTGTAAGTATGCCTCATTGGCAATCCATGAAATAACGCACGTGTTCTAATCCAAGGCGTATCGAAACGTTTACCGTTATGAGTAATTATTTCATCAGCTTCATTCATAATAGGAATAAATACTTCAAGCATTTTTTTATCACATTGTTTTTTCAACCCCCAGTCTAAATTTTTAACTGTACTATCCCCTTCATATTTCCAATGTATAGAAATAATTTTAGCATAGTCTGTTATTTGTTCAGGACCAATTCTTTGATTGTAACCAGGTCGCCAAAAATGACCTTTACAAAATGAAGTTTCAATGTCGTAAAATAATCGTTTTTTACTAATACTCATTATTAATTTATTTAGTTACACTATACACAATTGCTCCACCTACAATAACTCCACTTAAAGTATGTACCCACCATTTGTTATACCACTTTTTTTGCTGAGAAAAAGTGTAAGTAGATATACCATCTACTTGCATATAAGGATTACTATGAGTAACAGTAACAATTGATTCTTTTTTTTTAAACCATTTTTCACGTTTTTCAGCTAATGTAATTCCTACAGTGTTGGAAAATTCTATAGTATTAAAAGTTAACCCTTGATTAGTCAATGTAATATCCATATCGTAATAAGGGTCAGTTATTTGAACAGTAGTGTCAAATTCACAATTAGTTAAGTAAACAGGTACTTCAAGAGTATCTATTTTTAATCTTTCTGTAATAATTGTTGTTGACTCTACATTTTTAATCTTAATTTCTAAATTTTCAATATAGTCAAGCAGCGTGTCCTGAATGATCTTCAAATCTTCAGGAGTCACTGCTATCGAGCTGTTATAATTAACAACTGTACTATCTTTAGTTATGTATTTTTTAGCTATGTGTTTATATTCAAGAAGTGATGCAATACGTGTTTTATCTACATTGTGAGCATTGCACCCTTTTATGTACATAAGCATTAAGTATAATATAATTCCTAGTAAAATTACACTACTGTATTTCTCCCAAACCTTAAACATATTTTTAATTTTTATTAATATTTGGTAAATTAATCTTAGCTGATTTTTTTTCTTTTTGAATATGGCTGATTGTATATCCTGCAATCAAAAACTCTGCTCCTGCCCACATAAGAAAATCGTATATATCCATAGTATCCATATGAGTTACTAAATACCATATCATTCCTGCTTGTGCAATAATAAAAGCAATACTAGATTCTACACGCTTTTTAGAAAAAAAAGAAGGTTTGTCTGACCATAGATACATTAATTCCTTAAAGAACCACGCAATGTTTTTTAATGCTTTCATAACTATTTATCTTTATCTTTTAACTGCCTTTCTTTAATCTTAGCATCAAGTCTTGAATTCTTTATTCTGTAGAACAAATATATCATACCCCCTACAGTCAGTACAGCTTGGGCGTAATCATTAAAAGTCATGTCTGAGAATAATTCTAATATATACATTGAAAATGACATTGTTGTTGATGCGATTCCTCCAGCTTGTGCTAAATCATTATCTAATAAGCGGTCCATTTTAGTTGTTTTTTGATTTTAACGACTTTTTGTATTCATACAGCTGAATCGCTGCTATACAATGATCATCATGCATTGGATCTAAAGCACTAAGAGCGTTAGCCAGCCATAGACCAAATCTATTAAGTTTATTCTGTCTTTTTAAATCCCCAAGAGAAGCACTGATCGTAACTCCTCCATCTCCAAATAAAGTCTCTTCTTCGGCTCCAACTAAATCTTCTATAATTTCACCGAGTAAAACATTTCCGATTAAGTCAATAATGTATCCAACCATCAAAAATGAATACTTAACGATAGACCATAGTTGATAAAGCACATTCAAAAACCACATTCCAGTTCTTTTTAACCGAATTTTTAAAAGACGGTTTCTATGGTCATATATAGGTTTAAGCATAGTATATAAAGCTCCTATAGTTAAAATGCTAACAGGGATGCTGTAAATCCATAAATAAGGGTATACAACAGCTATTGATACAATTGCTATTAGTAATGACCCAACTTCTCTAATTAACACTTTTAAAAACTTCATAATTACAGTATGGTTATGAATTTACTTCGTATTGTACCAACTGAGCATTGACCCAGATCGAAAGCTTTTCCATAGTCCAATCAACAGGTTCTGGACTGCCTTCTAATCTAAAGGAAGAGTTTGACGTTTGTGGTGTTTCTATTAATATATCACAGTACGCAGTATTGCTAGGAACGTTATTTACGACCTTTGTTCCTACATCACCATCTATGGTAATAGTAGGGTTCTCGAATACCGTTTCAAACGGTGGAAATTTATATTTTGCCATTGTTTATTATGTTAGTGTTGTTCCTGTTACTGTGAATACTCTACATGGGTAATATCTCATGTTTGCTGATGTTGTTTTTAATACCCCAGCTACCTCTATCCATCTGTTTGGCAAAGATATAGCGTATGTTGTTGCGTCTTCATACGTACTACTAGTCCAGAATTTAAAATTGTTACTATTGTTAAATGGTGGATAGTTAAGGTTTTTGGTGTTTCTTGCTAAAGAGTACATTTCTTCTCTATTTGGCAACCCCCAACCAGTAGTATATGTTCCTATACTCGTAGCTAAAGCCCCGTCTACAGCTCCATTCCAGTCGATATTTACCCCATTGCTAGTTATCCTCCATCCTAAAACTGTGGTTCCATCAAAAGTTGACCAGTCAATCATTATTCCGTCAGCGTAAGTCGTTCCTCCTAATCTGTCTGTGCGCCTAAGCGTGTTACCGAATGGATTTTTAACATTTAAAGTGTCCCAGTCTAGCAATCTCCCTCTTTTGTTACCTGTTGAATCATCTCCAGTTCTGTAAGAAGTAGTCTGGTTAGTCATCATCAGTGTCGCTCCAACTGGAGGAGTTGAAGCAACTACTTTACATATTCTAGTTCTAGCTCCCATAAGATTAATAAATTGCAGCTATTAATAATTCTCCACTAGCGACAGTATAAGCTATTGCGCTTAGTGTGTCATCTTCCCCTCCTGCATTAAAAGAAATAGATTCTCCTTGCTTAAGGACTGAGCCTAAAACAGTAGGGACATCATCTGCACCAGAGTTAAGAAATGACACTGACCTTGCTCCTGCAGCTATTGTACCTGAACCTGTAGCCCTAGTTAACGTTGGTGTACGTACAGTAATATCAGGGGTAATTACAAAAGTACCCTCAACTTTTAATTTATTGTCGTCGGTTACTTCAACTGGAGTACCGTTTTTATTTACTAATTGAACAAAAGTTCTTCCTTTTGATGGCATAATTCTTAATTTTAAATTTTATTAATTATTAGCAATAACATGCCATTCAACACCATCAGATATTAATCGTACATATTTATTGCTAGAACGTAGTACAAAAGTAAATTCCCCTTCAATAGTTCCTGTAGTAGGCGTAATAGTTACAAATGATTCTGAATTATTAATTTTTTTTACAACAATTTCACTACTTTTTACAGTTGCAGGATTGGGAATACTAACAGCTACTGCTTCTTCACTATCACTAATAATACATTCACTTGCTAATGCAGTAATGCTAGTAGTGGTATCAATACGTGTAGTAAGTGCTCCTGATGCAGGAGTTGGAGGCAAACTATTAGTATCAATTAATTGTTGGAGAACTCCGTTAGTATCTTTGTAATAAATAAGATTATTTTCAGCATCTTGAAATATTTCTAATCCGCTAGAATTATTCTTTGCTACTAATTTCTTATTTACTCTTCGTATGTTATATTTACTTGACATGTTTAATATTTTTTATATAAGGTTTGTAATATTTGTAATATTTGAGAATATGTCAAAGTGTTGTATTTAGTAGTATCTCCAATAATATCCCTAGGGTTATATCTATTTAAGATTTCTAATCCGTATTTAAATTTCTTTAAATCATCTAACGAACATGGAGAAGTTATTCCATATTCTAAATTAGTAAAATATGTTCCTAGTAATGTAGCAAACTTACATTGTAACGACCATACGCTAAGTTTAAAGCATACTTCTTTATCATTTCTAGCAGTTGCGTACCCACTGATGTCAATGTGTCCCCAATCGTTAGGAATAAAATCCCCTGCAGATAATTCGTTAAATGTAAGTTCGTTAGTATGCATATCTTAGTTATATACTCGTATTTCTAAATTAGCGTTTCTAAGTACACTATCAACTGCAGCTCCTGCAGCATCGTAACAATAGATTTTTACTGTATTGTCATCATGTCTAGATATTTGTACACTCGCTGCTGCTGGAAATGCCCATGAACCTTGATTCAATAAGCATAGTACACCTCCTGTAAAAGCACCTGCTAGTGTTCCAAAATAGATACCTGTTGCAGAACGTGTCCACACAATTGTACCTATTTGATTATTTCCTAAAATAACTGGAGCAGGAACACCAGTTCCTGATTGAGTAATTAACGCAGTATACTTATTATATTCATTGTACCCATTATTAACAAAAGATACTATTACCGCATTACCGTCTACAAATGTACCATTAGATGCTACATGCGTTACAGTAATATCATGTTCAGTACCGCTATCAGTTTCAGCAGTAACTTTACCCATCCAAAAAATATTAGAATTAGCTTTATCGCTTATTCTAACAGATCCAAAATTTCCACTATTATCCCAAGCGTCTAACCAAGCTTGCATTACAACTGAATCAGCATTTGTATCATTAATATACAATCCTGTTACTGAAGCTAGAGTAGTATTATCAAATCTAATTTCTCCCGATCCAGTACCTGCTGAAGTTGCACTATCAAAAGTCCATTCGCTAGAATATCCTCCGTATACCCCTTGTGGTCCAGTTGGACCAGTAGTACCTGCCTGAGAAAAAGATATTATACATGGATCATTGTCAGTAAACGTACCATTAGATAATACATGAGTTACTCTAACTTCATGAGAAGCTCCTAAATCTAACTCTCCAATAACAATTCCCATCCAGAAAACATCTGAATCAGATTTTTTACTAACTCTAACTAATCCATAATTTCCACTGTTATCAAAAGAATCTAAAAATGCAGATAAATTTGTACTATCTGCATTAGTATCATTAACCCATAAAGTGCTTACTGCTGCTAGGCTACCGTTATTAAATCTAAAATCACCTACAGCTGGTCCAGTAGCAATAGATGTACCATCGTACAACCATTCACTAGAGTAGCCACCGTATACACCATTTGCACCATTTGTTATTGTAAAAGTGCTAGTAGATGCATTATCATAAGTAATAGTATATGTATCAGTAGTACCAGCTGTAGCTTGAGGGCTTCCTGCTGAATTAGAAGTCCACGTTATAGAAGTAATCCCTACTCCTTGTTCACCTTGAAATAAAGTTATTGATCCGCAAGTTGTGCATCCACTCATAATAATAATTTTTAACAGTCACCGCAACCACAGTCACATAAATTATCACAGATAGTCTTAGCATTTGCAATGCGTTTAGTAGCTGTAACAAAATCTGCACATGAGAAGGCTGATTGAATTCCGTATAGTAATAATTCTAGTTGATCTAGAATTTCTTTTTGTGTTGATAATTTAGTACTGTCACATTCAGTAACTACTTTATTTTTTAATCCTTCAATGCAATTCTCAATAGCACAAGTAATTAAAACCTTTTGATTCTTATTAGTAAAAGTTGTAACACCATCAGTTACAGTGTATACTAATTTGTAAACACCATCTGCTTGTGCAAAAGGATGATCTTTTACTGCTAAGAAACTTGCGGGCAAAGGAGCACCTGCAACGCCTGAATAGACATTTGTGGCTCCATCATACAATGTAATTGTATCAAGTAACGTAATTCCGTCGTAACTTTGAATTTTTAAATTTGCTGCTGTAATTTCTGAAGTATCAATATTGGCAGCTACTGTTCCACTATTAACCCATCCTTCTGGATTATTAGTAGCATGATAAGGACCAGTCTCTTCATAGATATCAATCTTATTGCATTTATTCTGAATACAGATATTTATTTTAGGAACTAGAGCCATTGTGAAGGATTTAATTTACTATCCAAAAATAGTAAAAATTATTGATAATAAAAAAGTAGCCTGCCACTGACAGCAAAAGTTGTGACAGGCTACTGGGGTTGGGGAGAAAAACTCCTATTATACCATATTGAAGTCTGTATCAGTCAAGCCCATTGCTTCAACTAATAGTTCTCCTGAAGATGCCGTAGCAGCTAAAAGTCCTAGAGGGTCAGTATCATCCAAGTTAACATGGAAAATTACATTACCTTGAGCACCTGACATTCCAACTAAACCTGTTACAGTTTCAGTCCAAGAAATATTCAATGTTGAATATCTAGATGTCAAAGCTGTAGCAGTGCCAACACCTGGTATTTTAACAGCTTGATCTCTTAATTTTGGAGGAGTACCTAACATTCCGTTCATTCCTTCAAATCCGTAGTTCATGTACTCATCCATTGCAACTTGTTGCCATACACCTGAACCATTTCTAGCTCCTGTAGTAAGTGTTACAAGCGTAGTGTCATCTGAGAATGTTGCAGTGAAACGGTTTGTGTAATAATTTCTAAATGAATTAACATCGAAATCTGCAGCTACTCCTGTAAGACGAATACCAAATTCTGCAGCAGCAGCAGCAGCAGCAGTAATGTATTCAGTAGTACCTGTACCTGCAGCTGGTGCAAAGCTAGTTGTTACTGGACGGTCTACAGTTAAAGTACCACCAGCAGCAAGTGTTACAGTTGTTGCAGTAATTTTATAAACAGGGTCTGTTACAGCAGTTCCTAAACGAATATGATCACCTACTACAAATAAGTAAGGTAATACTCCACCGTTTTCTACAATAACAATATCTTTTGAACCTGCAGTTGCTACAATTGTATCTAAAGCACTTAAAGCTTCAGTTCCTGCTTCATCGCAAATAACTTCAGTCGTCAAATAACCGTTAGCTGGTTCATCAGACATATTCTTATTAAGATTAACTGCTAATCCTAATGCTAGTTCTTCTTGAGTTGCAGAAGCATCTGTTTTAAACTGACCAAATAAGCTAAATGGTTGACTTCTATTTGCAGCATCATTATCGTTCTTACGAATTTTAATGAAGTACGAAGTGTCATTTGCAGTTGGTAAAGAACCAGTTGTTCCATTGTAACCAATAGTTGTTACTTGTTGTACTGCTGGCTTATGCTTTGAAATAGTTGTTGCATAAGTACCTTTAGTAATTGCTGGTGATTTCATTAAAGGTGCAGAAGCTCCTTTGCCTTGTACTAGCATGAATTTGTCAGTATCAGCAAGAGCTGCAAATGCAACTGCATCTAATCTAACCATTCCTAAATTTACTAAACATACAGCACCATTACCGATGTTAGCTGCAGTTACAACAGAACCTACCGTAGGTAATGTAGTGTTACTGTTGTCATCTACCAATACAGAAAATACGTTGTTTGCTTTTCTTAACATTGTTTTTTGTTTTTAATTATTATTATTATTTATACTTATTCTAAGTCACTTAATGACTCAATATTATTCAATTCTTGTTCTTTTACTCTATTCAATAATAGGCTTAGTGCCATATCAATTATCACACTATGAGTAGATTCGTCTAAGATACTATTTCTTTGATTAGCAGAAGTAGTTCTATCAACAATAATTCCTTTCGGATTTCTAAGATAATTGATAGAATATGTAGCTGTTGCAAATGTACCATCTGTAACTAACTCATGTCTCTTACTAGTAGCAGCTGATGCAGGATCATCCCCATCAGTATCTCTAGAATATACTAATCTCCAAATTGTACCTTCTCCGTAACTCTTGTAATAAGGTTTTTTATATTTATTACGAGATAGTCTTGAAATTTCATCATATCCAATAGGAATTACATCTACTTTAATTGGAGTTTCAGTACTACAAATATTTTTATCTATTGTAGCTTCCTCATGAATAGTATACATGAAATCTGCAGGCAAGTCAAAGAACGTTCCATTTACTGATGAATCAGTTTGATTTGCGGAGACAGAGAGCACAGCACCTCGTTTTACAAGTGCACTGAGTCCCTGGTTCCGAATCTCTGTTTCGTCAAAGCTTTCACCTTTCCGATTATTTTTTCTACTAATGAATTTTTTAACATAAAGTTCTTCCGCATCTGTTAATACAGAAGTAATATCAGAATCTTCATATCCTGGTGAACCAAGGCTAGATACTCTATCAGCAGCTAGTTCTAATTCGTCAGCCATTTCATTTGCAGTCATTGTCTATTAGTTTTTAAACATCTCTATTTGAGACTTAATTCGCAATCTAGCATCTTGGTTATCTCCATTGTTTAACCAGTTTATTGTAGTTAGCAAATCTCCTAATTCAATACCTCCGTCAGTAGTATAACGTTTAGCATTTTTTCGAATTAAAGCACCTGCTTCAACCGCTTCTTGTACAAAGATACGATCATTAAAAAGAGGATCGTTCACAATTGATAAAAATTTAGAACTATTACTTTTAAGTACAGTAAGAATTTCAGTCTTAAGCCAATCATCATTATACTTAATAGGAATAGATTTTCCTAACGATTTAATAAAACCAATCATTGTATCCTCACTTCTTGTAATTTCTGCAAACTTAGCATAAGCATTAGCTTCTTCCATAGCAGCTTCAATTTTCTTAGAAGTTTGCTTTCCTTCGTTAACGATCATAAACTCATAACTTTGAGAGCTTTTACGAGCTTCATATGAAGGTGAAATTTTAGAACTGTTTGCCATTAGTATCTTATATCTTAACATATCAATAGAATTGTTTAGATCTAATCGCATACCTTCTTTAGTTAGAATAACTCTTCCTCTTCGATCATTTCTCCAAAAGTTATCTTCTTTTGGCAATCTAGGATTTAAATTAGCACCTAACTCTTTTTCAAAGAACTCTTGTTCTGTCATACCTTCAGGGTATGATTCTTTGTACTTACTAATAAGTACTTTTACTTGGTTGTCAAATACAACCTTAACACCACCACCTTTATAGTGACTATTCAAAGGAACTTGGTAACTTCTTTTTACTTTACCTAAAATAAATGGATCGTTTTTCATATCCTGACCTTTTACTAAAAGGTTTGTCCATTTACCTGATGATTCTACTGGCTTAACCATTAAAACCTGATCCTTTAAAAAACTACCAAATACTTTTTTCTTAATAGTAGTTTCTTTACTTGCTGTCTTATTCTCCATTTTATTTATTTATTTTTTCTCCATTAATTAAAAATAACTCCCCCGTAGAATACAGGGGAGTTATCATTATTCTATCTTTCTACTAACAAACGTAGGTCAACTACTTTTGTTGGATCTTCGATCATCATTCCGCCCCATTTCTGGAAGTGTACCTCATATCCATCAATAGATGAAGAGATATGCTTAGGTTGTTTTGCACCACCTGCAGAGTAAGGATCACGCATTCCAGGAATATAACCCCAGTTGTACTCTGGAACTCCTTTTGGCTTGATTCTGTAAATACCTGCATCTTCACCGTAATCAAGTGCAAGAATTCTATGTGACTCAACGATTCCTAATCCGTCTGGGTGACGTTGTGGGAAATATACATCATCATCGAAGAAATCAAGGATCTCAACTCTAATTTCTACACCATTGTACCATTGGTAAATGTTGTACTGCGGTTGCATTGTACCTTTAGTATTACTACCTCCGATAGAACCTGCAGCTGTATTCTTATCCAAGAATTTATCAGATACGATAGTAACTTGGTTTCCACGCTTAGCTTCAATTTGCTTAGAGATTTCGATTGCTCCAAATTCTCCAGTCAATAGATGAATAACACGTTTTCCACGCTCAAGTTTACCAACTCCCATATCAAGAAGCATTTCAAGATGCCAATCTAAATCGTAGCTATTGTAATAGTGTACGTTTGATGGAGCAATTTGCTCAAAGAAACCTGCACCTGATTCGATAGCATATTTAGTCTTATCATCTTTATTCAAGTACTTATGATCAGCAGTCCAGTTACGCTTACCATACATCAACATACGTGCGAACATTTCTTCACATTGGTGATGAGCAACCATATCTTGGTAGTTGATCCATACTTTTTCAGTTTTACCATTATAGTTAAATCCGAACTCTAGTGGCTCATTCTTACCTTTATTGATAACATTACCTGCTACTTCATACTGCATACGCAATGTAGAAGGACGGTTTTCCATTCTCCAAGGAGAAGTAAAATAAGGCTCAGAACCTTCGTAAGATAATGTAGATGGAGCAAGAGAGTAGAACTTAGAAAATCTAGTTCCGATTGCTAGTTCAGCTACTGGTACTACAGCTTCTGGGTTAGAATTTACTAACTCAACTTCATACTTGTAACGAGAACCTGCATCAATTTCATTTTTTACTAGGAAATGGTAATCATCAGTTTCTCCTTTAAGAACGTTTGTTTTCTCAAACAATGGTTCATCAAAGATAAGATAAAAGCGTTGTCCGTGTGCACCAACTGTTGCAGGAAATGATCCAGCAGATACAGATGATCCGTCAATCATCTCAGCGTCAGCTAAAGGTAGATTTTTATCAGACTGCCCTTGTAGCATCCAGTTATAGAATCCGTTCTCTTGATCTACTTCCTTCACTGGAAAGCGATCAACGAACTCACGTAATTTACCTTGCAAATTAACTTTGTAGATCTCTTTGATCACATTGCTAATAAGCTGAGGCTTTTGCATGTAAAGCGCATGAAAATGATTATCTGTTACCAGACCATTATAATCAATCGCTTCATACTTTTGTAAAGGAAGTAATTGTCCCATTGTTGTTATTATTTATGTTGTTTAACGAATATACTATTTCTTTTTTCTTCCTTGTTGCCCTGTTGCTCTTTCTAAAAAATCAAGAACATTTGACGTTTGATCAGATGGTTTAACTGAAGTACGTTGCCCTACTTCACCTTTACTACTTGATCGCAATACACTGTCTAACTCAGAAGAAACTTTTGTTTTAACAGCTGCTTTAATTTTAGAAACATCAGGTTTAAAATTACCTGACTTATCTAAGTTGAATAGTCCTAATGTATCATAATAGTTAATCAACATATCAAATTCACTAGGGTTCTTCATTTGTTTATACATGAGGCTAGTATATCTATTACCTTTCTCATCTTCATGAACAGAATTAATAATATTATTTTTAATCTTTTCACGAATATTTTTATTTAAATTAAGACCTTCAATAAAAGCTTCTTTCTTATCAATATTATTTATCAATGATGCATAAGCTTCTTCATTGTCTTTTTGAAGTTTAGCTGCTTCTTCAGCAAGCTTAACTTTATTAGATTCAACTATCCCTGAATCATGTTTCTTAATAGAAACCAATGCTTTGTAAGCTTTGTCATCTAATTTGTTTAAAGCCTTTGCTTCTTCAACTGCTTCAACTGCATCTTCATGATTATAACCTTTAAGCTTTAAATCTTCATAATAAAGATTTTGTTGAATAGTAGCATCGTTAGCAATTTGCTCACTAGTTATATTGTCTAAGTATTCTAATCGTTGAGCCATTTGAATAGCTGCATCAGTTTCATTAAATGCATCTTCAATGTCTAAAAATCTTTTCTTTGTAGGAGATAATCCTTTTTTCCAAGATTCTTGCTTAGCTTCAACTTGACCATTAACAGTTTTTTCCATTAACTCTTTAATAGTCTCTACACTAGCATCTTTTAAAAGCTCTTCTAACTCTGCTTCTTCTGCAGGACCGCTAATAATACCAGCTCCTAACATTTCTTTAATAAATGCTGCGTGTACATTAGATCCTGAAGTAGACTCTTTATCAGAAGTAATTTCTTCCGTTTCAGTTTCAGTTCCTGGCACAGGTGTAGTAATAGATAATTCATTACTAGTTTCTGTAGCAGGAGTGTCTGTATTTTCAATTGTCTTCTCTACAGACGTTTCTGTAGATGTTTCTGTTGGTGTAGAAGTGTTCATTGTCTCTTCTGGACTCATGATCTCTAAACCGCTAAATAAATTTTCTTCTCCTTTACTCATTTTGCTGTCATTATTTATACAATATTAATAAAATTTTAATAGATTATCTTTTCCATATTATTATTTATTTCCTTGATGGTATAGCTTTATCTTACTTTTTAGTAACTGTTGATTTATTTAAAGATTGCTTTTTAAGTGATTCATTAGCCATATTACTACGTTTAGTTTCAGCAAGCTGTTCACGTTTTACAGATATTGAATCTTCATTATGCGTTCTTTGAATTTCTGTACGCTCTAAGTCTATTCTATCATCAATGCCATTTTTATCAGTATCTACACGAGATTTATTATCATCTCTTATAGATCCTCCCATTTCTTTCATTGCAATGCTTTCTAGACTAGAATCAATTTTAGCGTACTCAACTTTACGATCCTCATTCTTATGATAATCTTCACGTTCAGCAACTTTCTCAGCGGCTGCAAGTCCAGCTTGTTGCATTCTTTCATTAGACTCTCTATCAGCTTTTTCTTTCTCACGTTGCTCTTCTAAAATTTCTTCAGATGAGTTTTTTAATTTACGTGCAGTTTCCTGTACTGATTCTGATTGTGCAATTGCAATAAGATCATGAATCTTAGCTTGTCCATTTTGAATAGCAGCTTGAGCAAGTCCTTTAAGTTCTTGGTGAAGCATTGTATCCTCAGACGAGTTAGTAATATGAATATCCATTTCAGCAGAATTAAATTCATTAAAATTGCTAATCATTTCCATTCCCATATCATCTAATAAAAACTGCCCTCGTTTAGGATGTTTTTTGTATGCAAACTTACAACACTCTAAAAATTTAGTTAACGTACGTTTACGAAAGTTAGCATCTATTGCAAACCATTTCTCAGTAATGTGTGATGTCTGTTGTACTTCTCGTTCTACGTTTCCTACAGCTTCACGATTTTGTATTTGCCCTTCTCTGGCTCCAGATACACCTGCTAATTTACCCATTGTATTTTCTAAATCCAATAGTAACTCAGTGTACATACGTATAGCATTAGGATCTCCTAACTGTACTTGAGTAGCAGTTAAAGTATTAAATGCACCTGCTGACTTTCCTTGCGATGGTCCTTTTAAAATTTCATTAGTTGGATCTAACCATCCCATTTTATTTACTGTAACATATCGTATCCATTCTTCAGGCTTCCATCCTGAAGGAATCATTGAAGAGTTAATTGCAGCAAATGATCCTTTGTATGTAGCAATCTCTAATTCTCGTTTATAGTAAGCTATATCGTAAGAATATGTAAGAGGTTTCATTATGTCCATTAAAGATTGAACTTTAGAACCTACCATGCTGTTTACAGAACCTACGTAAGGTGGAGTACCTTTAGATTTATTAGTTAACGATTTACCTGCGTATGGAACTGGGCGCATATTAACATAAACATCATCAGCAATTTTAGTAGCCTCTAACCACTCATTAACCCATTGCCAAGTTATTTCTTCTCCTAGTTCTCTATCTACTTTATAGTCATCAGGTACATAAGTAGTTTGTTGTTCACCGTCTTCATCAAAGTATTTAAGTTTCCCTATTTTACGTCTTGATCTCCAACATGCTCGTACTACTCGTACATTACCATAACTATCAAATGCTCCTGAAAACGTCTGAGATCCTAAATCGTTAGGGTGAAATATTTGCAATGCATCTTCTTCACCATAGTATTCAAAGATTGACATGTCTCTATTAAGACCACTGGATTTAGATGACGACGTAGCTAATGTACCACTTTCTAAAAACTCTACATCTTTTTCTTTTAACTCATCCCAGTAATCATCAATTACTTGACCAACTGACATATAATCATATTCAACAATTACATCTGAATCCTCGATATACATTGAGTTTCCACCAAGAGTATATAGGTTATTAGTATCTACTCGTCTAATTACTGGTTCGCCTCCTAGTACTCCACAATATGCAATCTGCTCACCTGCAGTAAGCAGATCTTCGAAAGTACGTAAAAATAGGAAGTCTAAGTTCTGTTGTTTATATTCTCTTTTGAGAATCTTATTTGCTGTAATCTCAGCAATGTCTTGGAAATCGTATTTAGCGTATCTTTCTAATTCCTTAAGCTCTTTTTGAATTTGCTCTTCAGAAATAGCTTCGTTCTGAATGATTCTAGTTAAATTGGCTTTTATTTCTGCACCAAGCTGGTTCTCTTTTCTAGTTACTCCTTCTTGATCATTGGCTGATAAAAATGCTCGGTACTCTTTTTTACGTCGACTGTATTCTCCTAGTAATAAGTTAATCTTATTGTTTTCAATTCCTACGTGTTGAAATGTAGCAGGCAGTGAATTTAAATCTAGATTATCAGGATTAATAAATTTTTCAAAATCCTTTACATTAATTATATTAGATCGTAAATTATAATTAGTGCGTTTATTTTTAAAAGAGCTTCTTAAATCGAAATCATTAACTAAAATGTTTTCTGCAAAGTCTACATTGTCTTTATACCAAGCAGGGGTCTTTTTATTGTCAGACAATTTCTGTCTAGGAAAATTAATAAACCCTTGAATTTTTGATCTAGAACTATAAGCCATAAGAAATATTATTTATATAACAAAGGTAAAGATAAAAAATTAATTATTAGGAAAAGAATTTTTCCAATTTTTAGGGTTATTATCTTTTTGAAGTACTCCCATTTTTGCAAAATATGGATCTTCTAAAAATCCTTTAACTTCTTTAGTACGTTTACTAACAGTAGCTCTCATAGTAGCATCATGCCACATTACCATACCTAACGCAGATACTCTATCAAAGTTGCCATCTTTATTCCACATTATTAATTCTTTTAGTATAGCAGGGGAATAAATAGTCTCCAGTACTCGCTTTTCTGTTTTTTCAGATACCTTTTCTAATAGCCAAGATTTAATCATATCACGAGCTGTCTGATTTACTTTTCCACTGGCATCAATACCTTTAGCAGTATTAGTTCCTATTTTATAAGTATCTGAATTACGTAACTGATATGGAGTATCTGCTAATAAATATGTAGACGAATGTCGTTCAAAATAAGTAAACAATCCAGGTAAATTTTTCTCATACATCCCAGTAGCATTGTAATATAATAACAATCTTCTACAAATCTCATAGAACTCATTTGGATCATCTGTACGTCCAGTATACTCAGCTACAATTTGACGAGTATACCTATTCATTATTACAATACAAGGAAGAGAGTTTGTAGTACTTCGTGCTTTATCTACAACATCCATTCCTCCTATATATGTACCATATGGAATAACACCTTCTTCATTCATTTGAGGCTTAACCCATATTTCTACACAACCCCCTTTAGGATCATTTTTACCTAATGGATAATTTCGAATAGGTTTAGCATCCTGTACTGAAATGAATTCTAATTTATCTTTATCGTCAAATAGTAAGTTTCCTCTAAATGATGATTCTAGATACTTTTTACATTCACCTCCTTCTAATTCACCAAGATGTGTTTTAAGATATAAGGTAGGAAAATAAGCACCTTCAACTACTAAAAATGCTTCAGATGGATAGATAGGACCATTAATAATCTCTCCTTGATATACTGAAGGATCGTCAGATTTCTTAGCCTCATCTCGCCTATGTGTAATATACAAAGACGCTCTTTCTTCATTTGTAATGTAATTAGGCTTTTCTTTAAACTCATTTAAAGTTTTAGTATACGGTACAAAGTATCCTATTTTTCCTCTGTTTTCAAATATGTCATCAAATACAAGACAATTGTAATCTTGAGGATTACGGAATACAGATTCTGCATATAGTGCAGCTTTACCTGATACAAGCCCCCCAGTTCCTAATGCCCATATTACAAGATTCTTTTTCATTTTAGACTGTTGAGTTGCCTCAATAGCAGCCCATGATTCTTTAATATTATACATAAATCCAATCTCATCCAATACGCATAAGTTAGGTCGAGTACCATTGGCAGCTAACGGATTATCTTTAAAAGTTCTGTGTCTAAGTAATGAACCAGTTCTGGAAGTATACTCTTTATTTGAAGCCAATGATCCAGTAAGTGTAACTAGTAACGGTGAAGGATGTTCTTCATCAGCAGATACTTTATACCCACCTGGTAATAAGTCTAATGAATGTTTAATTTTTTTAATTACAGGATCAGTATACTTAGTATCAATGGCTCCAATGATAGTATCAGATGCTATTGCCTGCTTATCTTTCTTACGTTTTAAATAAACGTCATAATCAGTAGCACCATCAAATAAGAAGTTATGTGTACCAATACCTGAAGATGCATATGTTTTACCTCCTCCACGAGATTGAATACTAATAAAATGCTTTGCTGAATTCTTGTATAAAGGTTTGCCTAATGACTTACTATGATTCTTTCTAAGATAATCTCTAGCTGGAACATATGTCTTAGATTCTGATTCTTTCTTTGTTATACGTCCTAGCTTTAATGCAAGTTCTTTTTCTGGACCATACTTCCTATCGCACGTAAACTTCTTATCGCCTACGAATCCTGAAAACCCTCTACACTCTTCATATAATAAAAACAGCTCCCAATCAATATCTCTTAACCAAGGAAGTCCTGAAGCTTGTGCAACAGAACTATCGTCTTCAAATAATATATTATGAAAGTTAACGTAATAATACAGGGGACCTGGCATCCATTTACCTGAGTGCCAAAATCCTTCTATACATTTACGTTTTTCACCGCCCCAAAATGATAATCGCTCGTAGTACTCTAGTTCAGGATGATAATTAGGTATCTCACCTATTAAAAAATTATTATTATTAATTATCATATTTCATCAGCATCGGACATTGAACTAATACTCTTACCAGTCTTTTTAATCTTGTCTGCTTCATATTCAGATTTAATCTTCTTATAATCATCAAACATTTTAGGAGTAGCTGCTAACATTTTATCCAGATCAAGTAAAGCTTTTGTATCATCTTGATTTTTAAATGCATCTTGATACATTTCTTTAATACTTCTAGATCTTAATTTCATAGTATCATTCCAAACAGTTAAAGATCGTTCTGCTTCTGTTAAAGAAACATCTCTATATAACTCAATTGCATCTTGATAAGCATTCCATTTAAACTTAGGGTCCTTTAAGAACTTTTCTGCTATTAACTCATATTTATTAGGAACATTATAATATTTAGATTCTAAATTTTCACATAAATGAATAGCCCACATTAACTGTGAACTTTTATCTTTATTTTTAGACTTATCTTTTTTATAGATAACATCAATACCTGGAGCAAATATAAGCTCAGGATATTCTTTCCAAAAATTTCTATCAGTTAAGCTTATCATTCTGTAGTAAAAAGAGTGCTGCGTAATGTAACAATTGATTTAAAGGTTTTATCATTTGCTAATTCTTTACCTAATGTCCATTCACCATTACTAATTGATAAAGCTTTAGAGTCTAAACGAAGTCCTAAATTACCACTAACTATTGCAGCCTTGCAGTCTACCCATAGTAAGTCACTATCTTTTCTTAAAGTACAGTTTTCCATACGTAACTGTACTTTATCTATAGGATACTTTTCAATAGTATCTGAATATTTAATTACCCAATTATTACCTTCAAGTGATACTTTTGTCATCTTTTTCAAATCGTTTTTTTAAATGTATATTGGCGTACGTTAGATTTTTTACGTTAGGTATAAATTTACCAAAATTATCAATGTGGATAATAGGAAATTTTTCAATATCGTATAAATTATCTTCACCTTTTTTATCGGGATCACTAATCGTAATAGCAATCTTATCCACTAGCAATTTCCAAATCTCCTCAGCTTGCCCAATAGTTATACCGTGTTCTTTGGCTAATCTATTAAGTATTGCTTTCTGTTTATTCATTTGGAGGTAGTATTAGAAAACCTGAAGGTAATCCTTCTTCTTCAATTATATTTTCTGTACCGTTTGAAGGCTTAGCAATATTTTTAGAAGTATTAGGTTTAGATACAGCAGCATCTGGAATTGCAGTAGTCTGCTTTACTACCTTTTCTTTTTTAGACTCTGAAACAGACTTCATTAAATTAATTTCAAAACTTATTCCATCATGATCTGGCTTAAATGCTAAGTGACCACTTAAAATACCATCTTTATCGAATATAGGTTGACCAAATATTGTCTTCTTTTTAAGACGAGACAGGATTACATTAAATTGCTTTTCTTCAATTTCTAATTTTTCCCTAGTCTCTTTTCTCATATCAGTACTTAATATAAACTTAGCACGTTGCTTTGCAGGAAGTGCATCATATTCGTTATTAAGCTGAATGATCTCTGCAAGCACCTCACGTTCTTGAGCAGTAGCACTTAGGCTAAAGTTTAAGAACGCAAGAATCTGCTTGTAGATTTTGCTGTCATCCGTTGGTAAATTAAGTATCTTCTTAATCATTTTGTTATAGTTTCCTTTGCTACTTTTTGTAGCTCTTTATCGGTATTAAGCATCTTCCCTATTTCATTCCATTGAAGTAACGTACCTTCAGTAAATATCATAAGGACTGACATCAATACATTGTATTCCATATTATACCTATCCATATTATTCACTTTTTTAAAAGGAAACGATTGGATTGTTCTTTCTGGATAACCAGCTTCTTTTAGCATAATATTGAATATCCACCCTTCCTCTTCTCCATCATCATTTTTATAAAGCTCATGTTTATACTTAAACATTAAACCTGTTCCTTTAGATCGTTGAGATTCATTAATAGATATAAATATAGTTGCTAATATAGCACGTACTGATTCTACCTTTTTTTTCATTTTTGTGTAATTGTAATTGTTAATTTAAAGTATGGTTCTTCATTAGAAATATAATAAGAGCTTACTATTTGTTTAGAAGTATCAGCGCAGTATTGATTAATATTACTAAGTAATTCTCCTTCGTAACTAAATAAATCATCTAAATTATTATCAGTATGAATAAACTCAACTTCTTTCATCTACTATGAATACTTGAGGGACTACTCTATTTTCTCCTACAACTACTTGTGCAGTCATTCTGCAACTATACTTCTCTAATACTGCTGCAATTTCTCTATTACATGCATCTCTTTCTTCCTTACGCTCTTCTAGTGTAGGAACTTTTGCTGTTGATTCTCCTCCCGTTTCCTCAGTAGCCTCTGTTAATTCTTTTGTTTTTTTTGACATAATTTAATTTTTATTATTTTGAATATTTATTAATTCATATTCTTCTATTATACAATAACGGGTTTCCGTTTTCTCATCTAGCAATAATCTCATTTTTAACATTGCAGCATTTTTATGCTCGTATCTACCTTTAGGTATTAAGTTTACAAAAGGTGCAGCTGACAATAATGATAATTCGCATATTGAATACATTACTTTCACATTGATAATATTTGAGTGTTTACTCTGTATCGTCCTCTCGATTCAGATATAATTAATTTACGTTCTTTAAGGGATTTAATATGTTTATCCAAAGTAGCAGGTGATATTTCTAATTTAACCATGATGCGATTCTTATGAATTTTATCAGCATACCAAATGTTTCTTTCAAAATCTGCTTGGTTCAAAATGTAATATAATACATGAAATGCTCTATCTTTTGATAAGAGTAATATGCTATCCTTAGTATCTAAATAAACTGAAACCACTTTTCTTTTACGTTTGTACATTACAAATATATAACTTTCTATCGAATATTGATAGTACAAATATAGAAAAACTTAGTTACTATCACAAACATGATAGTAATAATATCAAAAATGAATGTTTATAGTAATAATGGTAAGTAATTGTTAAAAAGCTTGCGAATGTAAAATAGTTTACAGGGCTTACTAGCACAAACGTGATAGTCTTAACTTACCTTTTTCCTAGGGCTACAACTATCATAAATGTGATAGTAAGAGCCAGCCGTTCTTGCTAGTATAGAATTTTATAGATCCAGTGTTTATAGTATCTAAGATAGAATTACTGGTACGTTTATGATAGTAATTTGTACTATAAGGTAAACCTTTAGGTTGACTACCGTTATAGGTAGACGACCTCTGACGCATCTAGGAACTCTCCATCTCTTGTGTATGATATCATGTATACAACATCGTTTAATGTAACTATATGACATATGCGTTCAGTCTCTTTATGATATCCTACTGCTTGTAATAAATCTTCCATATGTAAATATACATATTTTATATTTTTTGGTATTTTTTTATCTATGTTATATAAAAAGATGTAAGCATTGTAATATTTACTACCCCCCTTGTATTATATTTTTTATTGCTCTATGCGTGTAGAAGTGGTTAGCACCTAAAAAACTAACCCCTACTAAAAATGGGACGGGGAGGCACACTCCCTAGTTCCACAATCTTTAAAACTTGAAATATGGCATTAAATATGCAATTACTCAAAGACTCCGTTACGGTATACGGAGCTCCATTATATGGTCAAGCACCATCAACATTAATCGGTACTCCAGTAGTTGGAGAGGACGGAGTCAACAGCATGGAAGTTGTTGACGGATCACTCTCTATCAACGATGGAGAGATGTACGTTCCGATCAGACGTTCTGTACTTGAGGCAGATGGATTTGATCCGTCAACTTACGAGTTCACTATCGGCAAGTTCACTGCACTTCGAGATGCAGAGGGAGTGTACAACGATACAGCCTGGTCAATAGCCAAAGGCGAGGAGAAGACGTTCGCATACTAGAGAATAGCACCCTTCGGGGTGCTTTTACACCTCTTTTATGCACTAATCATTTGATATGATACAATTCCGTACTAACAAGATTAAAACGCAATCTATTAGTGGAGATATGCTTGTATTTCAAGTAATACTCAACTAAATACTTTAGTAATGTACTGATTAAGTACTACTATCGTACTCGTTACGTGAGTAACTGACAATGAATAAGTAATAGTTAATTAAACTTAACACAAATCATCATGAAAAATCAATTAGTGATCTCTCAAGGATGCATTGTACCAAGAGAATGGCTTCTAAACCCTAATGGGTAAAGCCTGACAATCTATTTCATATAGATTAATATAGCACAATAACAATAGGATAAGGAGGTTCGCATACGCTCTGACAACTATACATATTCATGCTATGATGTACAATCCAAAACTAGGGCTACTGAATAACAGTAGGTAGTCTTAGTTTTATTTAAACCATTACAGTAATGTGATGTTCAGTAATAAAAAATATGATGTTTCATCCTCTGTTTTTTTAGAAGTTCGTTTATGACTGCTAGGAAAGACTAGTGCACAGCAATGCTCCTAATAGATAATAGCCTATTAGAGAGATGGTACATATCCACAATATGTATAGGTTCGAGTCCTATCATTGCTACACTAGAAAGGACGTAAAAACATTTTTAAGAATGAGTGATAACTTAATTTTAATAGTAACCATCAATGGGTATTATTTATTGCAACGTCGTATACCTAAGCATGTAGACAAACTGCTTTATTATTAATTAACAATAAAACCAACAATCATGAAAAAGTACAGCAATTATTTCAAAGCATTGGTAACATTCTCAGTAGTATTATTCTTACTGTTTATCTTATCATTACCTCAATTTATAAATGAACCAACTGCAGCTGCAGCAGCAATAACATTTTCATTTATCTTCGGATATGCTGCAATAATGACACCTAATCACGAACGATTAAGTAAAAAATATTATAACAGTAAACGATTTGAAGATTTATTCATTTTGCCTGATTGTGAATGGGACAATAACATACTTAAACAAGATAAGATGTAGTAAAGCATTTTGTTTAAATTAAATACTCTGTAATTCGGTACCAGACCCGTAAGTGTTAAGACTACGTAAGTTGAGTATTTATTAATAACCCTTTAAAACTAACTATTATGAAAAGTAAATTTATTAAAGGTACTAATGAACAATATTCCATTAGAGAAGATGGTATTATGACTATTCACTATAAATACACTAAGAATTATACGAGTACTTATAATATAAATAGAATAATAAAACCTAATAAAAATAAACCAGGTATTATTTACGAGTTTGTAATTAATCGCAAAAGAATTAATAAAAGTATGAATACTTTATTAATGGATACTTTTGGTTATCATATTTGTAATAAATGCACTAGTAAATTTATTCCTAATAAAAGTTCAAGAAAATGTGATGAATGTAAACGACAAACACTTTGCGATAA